TGCGTTATGTTAAGAGGGTTGGATGAGAAACATTACAGCAATAACCATTATCTGTTTATACACTTTTGTGTTTTGTTTAATTTTGTTGGAAACTTCATGAGCGTATACAATAAACAAATTGGAGGAACACACTACCGCAAGATGAAGATTCAACCTAGTAAGTTTGTAATCGAGAACAAATTGCTTTTTCCTGAAGGAAATGTTATTAAATATATTTGTAGACATCAATATAAAGGAGGAAAGCAAGATTTACTAAAAGCAAAACATTTTATAGATATGATTATAGAAAGAGATTACTCATGATACAACAACCACTTTTTAAACCACAAACAGAATGGTTACCACCAGAAGAATTTCCAGATCTATCTAAATATGATGAAATTTCAATAGACCTAGAAACTAAAGATCCTAATTTAAATATAAGTAGAGGCTCTGGTTCTGTTGTAGGAGTAGGCGAAATTGTAGGAATAGCTGTAGCTGTTAAAAACTGGTGTGGTTATTATCCAATTGCACATGAAGGTGGTGGCAACATGGACAAAGATAAAGTCTTATCCTGGTTCAGAGATGTTTTAAAAACAGACGCCACTAAAATTTTTCATAATGCCATGTATGATATTTCCTGGATAAGAACGCTAGGCAATATTGCTCTAGGTGGTAGAATTGTTGATACGATGATTGCCACAGCCATCATTGACGAGAATCGTAAAAGATATGATCTTAACTCTTGCTCAAGAGAATATATTGGCCAGGGAAAAGATGAAGCGGCGCTATACACAGCAGCCAAAGAATGGGGAGTCGACCCTAAAGCTGAAATGTATAAACTTCCTGCATTATATGTAGGAGCATATGCTGAAAAGGATGCAGAAATTACCTATTATTTGTGGCAAGAATTAAAACAACAAATACTTAACCAAGATTTAGAAGCTATCTTCAAATTAGAAAGTGATCTCTTTCCTTGTCTCGTTGCTATGAGACATAAAGGAGTACGTGTTGATGAGGAACAAGCTTTACAATATAAAAAACAATTGGTTGCCAAAGAGAACAAGCTTTTAGAGAAAGTCAAGAAAGAAACAGATATAGAAGTGCAAATTTGGGCGGCCAGAAGTATAGCACAAGTCTTTGATAAATTGAAGATACATTATGATCGAACAGAAAAAACACAGGCACCCAGTTTTACAAAGAATTTTTTAAGTAATCACCCTCATCCGCTGGTTAAGCTTATTGCTCAAGCCAGAGAAATTAATAAAGCTCATACTACTTTTATAGATACTATTTTAAAACATGCACACAAAGGAAGAATTTATTCTGAAATTAATCAGTTAAGATCTGATAACGGTGGCACAGTCACTGGAAGATTTTCCTACGCCCATCCAAACCTTCAGCAAATCCCGGCACGAAATAAAGAATTGGGTCCTATGATTCGTTCTTTGTTTCTGCCGGACGAAGGGTGTAAGTGGGGTTGTTTTGATTACAATCAACAAGAACCAAGACTGGTTGTACATTATGCAGCTCTTCAACAAATGTATGGAGTCAACGAAGTCTTAGAGGCATACAAAGAAGGCAACGCTGACTTTCATAAGATTGTAGCGGATATGGCTGAGATACCTAGAAAACAAGCCAAGACAATTAATCTAGGATTATTCTATGGCATGGGAAAAAATAAACTCCAGGCAGAATTAGGAGTGTCTAAAGACAGAGCGGATTCTTTATTTAAAAGATATCATGGAAGAGTCCCCTTTGTTAAACAACTCATGGATTCGGTTATGAATCGTGCGCAAGAGTCAGGAAAAATTAGAACCTTACTCGGGCGCGCATGTCGGTTTCACTTGTGGGAACCTGCAAGCTTTGGGATTCATAAAGCTCTTCCTCACGAACAAGCCCTCGCCGAACACGGACCTGGCATTAAAAGAGCTTATACTTACAAAGCATTAAATAAGTTAATACAAGGATCAGCTGCTGATATGACTAAAAAAGCCATGTTAGATCTTTATAAAGAAGGAATTATCCCTCATATACAGGTACATGATGAGTTGGATATATCTGTCAAGGATAGACAGCAAGCGGAACTAATAAAAAATGTTATGGAAGACGCTGTTTCTCTTGAAGTTCCCAATAAAGTAGACTATGAATCTGGACCCAATTGGGGTACAATAAAAGAAAAATAGGAGAAAACTATGAACAAATTAAAACAAGTGTGGGCACTAGCACAAGCTCATCCAAAAGCAGCTATAGCTATAGCAGTAGTAGTCGTTGCTATATATTTTTTAGTAAACTAGAGACTATATGAGGTATGGCCTATCTTAATGCAAACATTCCTGTGATGTATTCACAGATCAGGAGAGAATATCTCTATGATCTCAAAGAGCACCATGGAGAAGTGGAAGACTGCATTATATTTGGCCTGGCATCGATTACAGGGCGTCCCGTACTCTTTCATGCAATTATGGAAAACGGTGCTGTATTCTATCGGCTGCCGATATCCGCTTTTATTCAAAGAGGTTATGACGCAAAAGAAGTTCCTGGATATAGGCTTGATGAGCTGGAGCTGTGGAATTGCTTTAGTTATTATCCTAGCGTTACTTCTTTTGATATCCTAGACGGACAATCAGGAAAATATATAGGTAAAGATAAGAAGTGGCATCCAGGAGCCTATCTTTTTACAGTTGACTGGGCACATCCAGAGAGTAATATAGTAGATACAGATCATTCTGAAATATCGCATGAACATAAGTGCGCCCACATTCTCGCCCTAGAGGATGGAAATTATGCAGCACAACCTAACAATCGTATCCTTTGGGATATACCTTCGTTTACAGTAAAAGACGAAGTTCCAGATTGGAAGGTTCAAACTTCAGATTGGAATGTAGAAGACACGGGAAAATGGAAAACAGAAGATACCGATAGGTACTTCTATAATATTGAGAAAAAAAATGACTGAACGATTTTGTAAAAAATGTAATAAAATGTGCCACTGTATAGAAGCAGATCACTCGGATTGTAAATGTGAAAACTGTGCATGTAATGGCAGAGAAGAAGATTCGACTTATGAAGGTGGTGGTGTCGTCATTGACGACACGGAGGAATGTGAAAGCTGTCAATAATGGAGAAGTCTGTGAATTATTATTTTACAGGGATATTAATTATCCTTATAACACTATTAGCTTTTTTTGGTGGTCCTAAAGCATGGGGAGATTCTACACAAACTAACGTTAGTGGATCTAACACAGCGATTGAAGGTGGATATACTTCATCCGCTACAACGACCTATGAATCAGGTTCTGAATCTTCATCAACAACTAATTCTACGTCAAACTCTAATATAAAATCTTCACCACCATCAGCATCGGCCCCATCTTATAATGCTATGACACAGGATGTGTGCGCCGTAGGAATTTCTGCTGGAATACAAACTTTTGGGATAGGTGTATCAGGTGGAAAGCATGTTACAGATAAAAATTGCGAAAGATTAAAACTAGCTAGAATTTTAAATGACTTTGGTATGAAGGTTGCAGCTGTTGCAATACTTTGCCAGGATGAAAGAGTATTTGAATCTATGATTCAAGCAGGTACTCCGTGTCCAATTGATGGAAAAATTGGTAAAAATGCTATGGCTCTTTGGACCAAATATGACCATGAAAGACCTGACTACGACACATACGTTAAGCGTATGAAGAAGAGAGAAAAAATTCAAAAAGAAATAGAAAAAGAAGAAGCTCTTGCTGAAAAGGAAAGACTTAAACAAGAGGCTAAAATGACAAAAGAATTTGAACAAATAGAGTTGGATACTGAATTCAATAAACAAGTAGATAAAAAAATTAATAAAAAAATTGAATGGCAAGATCCAAGATAAGAGCACTAGCTATATTGTTCTTTTCTGGCTATTTAATAGCTAGTTGTTTTGCATTTAAAGCAAAAGCCGAAGATGTAACAACAGATAATATTCTTAGTCAAACTTTCACATCAGGAAATAACTGGACGGGCCAATTATCCAGTAATCATGGTACTGGCACTATTGCTGGAACAGATGAAGGTTATGTAGAAAATACAGAAGCATATAGTCTAGTTGATGACGTAGATATATCTGCAGACCAATTCAATAATGGTTTTACATCTAATCAATCTGCTAAAGTATGGTTTTGGAATAGTAATAACCAAGATGTTGTAATGAAACAGATTATAACTAATAGTGATGGTAATGTTACAACTCAAACTAAAACAATTACAGGGTCGTGTGCAACTTTTAATGGATGTTCCTTTCAAAATACAGGTAATAACACTTATTCAATAGGTTCAAATACTCAAACTGATTTTGATATCAAAACTAGATTTGAATTCAATTCTACTCCTTCAGGTAGTGCTTCATATAGTGGAACACATAGAGCAGCAGATTTAAAACAGCCTGTTTTAACTGTAACTTATGATGATACTGTAATAGAACAAGAGGCAACGGACGCACTAGATGATATTGAAGAAGCTTTAGAAGATTTACAAGAGGAAGTCTTTGAAGATATGGAAGAATTTTTCTTTGAAGAAGAAACCTTTACTTTTAATGAAGAACCTCAGTTTGAGATGGAGATGGAGATGGAAACATTTACATTTGCAGAAGAATTTATAGAGGAATTTTTCATGGAAATGGATGAAGAGTTCTTTATGGAAGACGAAGATATGGCATTTGAAGATGGGCCAATGTTTGAATTTACAGACACAGAAATGGAGGAAATTTATGAAGAAACAAACGAAATCGTTGCAACATTCTTACCGATGGTTTCTGAAGAAGAGGAATTTTCATCTGAGGAATCATTCATCGAGACAGATGGACCCTTTTTCATGGAATCAACCGAGGACGGAGAAACTTTCGCTACTGAAACATTTCAAGAAGAAGAAATAATGGAAGAAGAATCTCCAATGATGACCGAAACATTTGAGGAAGAAGAGCCTACGATGGAAGAAGAAATGACTGAAGAACCTACTGAAATGGCTGAAGAAGAAGAAGCAGTTGAAGAAGAGTCTACAGAAATGGCTGAAGAAGCAGTTGAAGAAGAGTCTACAGAAATGGTAGAAGCAGAAGATGAAGAAACATTTGAAGAAGAAGCACAAAAAGATTTTATA